CGAGAAAAAATGGCGAGTAGTTAGACGTCTAACTACCCCCGTAACCCATTGATATCGTTGAGGTTATCTGTACTCTATCGAGTCAGAATATATTCGCATCGAGTAGTTAGATTGTTCTTGGCAATATCGAATGAGTAGTTAGAATGTGCGCAAAGCCTATGAATATAGGGGTGCCAGCACATATCGAATGTAGATAGACGTGGAATATATTCGCACATGATATCGCATTCGATAGGCTGTGATAGATACCATCTATCGATAGCGTTTATCGATTGATGATATGGGATAGTTGCATTCGATATCGGGATACGGTAGGATTGCTCCCACGTTGTGGATGTATAGGGACTACAGATGAGCACAGTGATTAGTAAGGATGAACGCTTGCGTATACTGCGCTTGGCTCTGTCTACCTTTGTAGTAGAGAGCAGCATTGTTGCCCGCGAGTTGCGCAAGAATGACGCGCAATACATGGCAACAGCTATTGATAGAGAGATTGAGGTAGCTAGCAAGCTATTAGCTGACTGCGCTACAATGCCTGTGTGATGTTGATTAACTAACTAACTGGAGATAGATACAATGAATGCTAATGCTAACAAGTCCGCCGCGCCTGCTGTTGCCAAGAAGAAAGGCAAGAAGCCGCCTAGCGCGCGTCGCCTTGCTGCTCAGAGTCAGGTAGAGGCTGCTAAGTCTGATCAGGAAAAGACTGTAGCGCGTGCTCATCTTAAGATTGTTCGCTTTGATGAGCTTGCTACGCCGCGTGTTCGCCGCGCTCTTAAGGCGCTTGATACCATTGCTAACCTTGCTAATCGCAGTGCGTATACATACACGGATGAGCAGGCCAAGCGCATCGAGGCGCATTTGATTGCTCGTGTTACCGCTGTTATTGGCAAGTTCAAGGGTGAGAAGGCTAAGACGGAAGAAATTGTTATCTGATTAGAGTGCATCATGTAGGGCAGCTAATACCTGCCCTATCTAATGCGCCCTGTGTTGGTAGGTTAGTCCCTTTGCACTGCGTAAGCCGTCGCTCTAGACGCTGCCCGACACAGGGCGCAGCTAACTAGAATGCGCTTTGACTGATTAAGGTTCGGGGGTTGCTTATATATGTGTCAGCACAGCCCCGCAACATACAGACAGAGCGCATTCTAGTTAGTAGGAGGATATATGCCGAAACGATCTGAAACAGATAAGGCGCTACCTGCGTTTGACTTGAAGGCTGCCCGCGAGTCTAAGGGGCTTACACAGATTGAGACCGCGCTGCTGCTGTCTGCCGCTCAGTCAACTATTGCAAAGTGGGAGGCTGACGGCCGTGTACCAAAAATTTACCGGGACTACTGGGAGCTTTACTGGAAACATGCCAAGCCGAACAAGAAGAAAGCCGCCTAACAAGCTTTCTCAAGAGACAAACTAACCACCACCTAAAAGCTGGTGGTTTTCTCTTTTATGGGGTTGTTAGATGTATGAGGAATTAATACTAGATGATGATGGGCTGTTAGCGGATCGTTTGCTTAGATCACTACATCGCAATATTGACGGCCATCTATCATCTAGCATTAGGGACCATAATGAATCTGTCCTAACTACTCATAACATAGCGGTTCTATATGTCTATACCATCATTGATGATGCATACATGCTGCATGAGCACTATGTGTTTAGTTACGAGCCTCTTATATATGCGCAATGGAAACCGATTGTGTATGAGGAATGCAAACTACTCTATGACAATCCTGTAAAAGCTTTTCATGGTGTTTATGGGTGGCAGACTAGCTATCTACGCATAACACCTCTGCGCAATGGCGATTTGTTTATCAAGATAGATAAAGAGGGTGTAACTGGTGTACGGCTCGCATTTAGTCCCGTATCGGACAAGCATGATGCACACTCAAAAGAGAAAGCGTCTAAGAAAAGAGTATCAAGTAATAGGCTACGACAGTGAGACACTGCAAGGGCCGCCAATTACGCACCAGTTTTATAGCAAGACAGCTACACAAATTAATGGGTGCGTTTTTATTGGCTCTAGAAATCCGACAGAGACCTTTCTATCTAGTCTAAAGAAGCTAAAGCCCGGTCAATATCGCATGTATGGGCACAATTTAGAATTTGATATGTTATCAGCGCTTTGGGATGTTAGGGCTAATATACGTGATGGCAATATAGATTTAAAAATAGGCGATTGGTCAATCTCAGGACGCTACACCAAACCTATTTTTGCGAATATCAACGATGGCGAAAGATATATAGAATTGGTAGACTCACTACTTTGGTTTATGACTTCATTAGAGAAAGCCGCTGAACTAGTTTGCCCTGACTTACCTAAGTTGGAGCGTCCTATAGGTTTAGGTGAAACTCTATACACATCTAAAGATGATAAGTTTGTAGCCTATGCAATGCGCGATGCTGAAGTAGCTTACTTCTTGGGCTTGGCTGTAGAGAAATTCCATGATGAATTAGATATACCCTCGCAGATTTCCCTAGCGTCTATGGCTTCTGCTGTATTCCGACTAAAATACATGCAAGCTAACATCTATCAGCCTCAGCTATCACAATGGCTAGTCGGTGCTGCTGCTAGTTATCACGGCGGAGTTAATAGAGTTAAACCCAATCAGGCGCCTGCATGGCATATGAATATAACTGCATTAGACCTATCTAGTGCATATCCACATGCTATGAGCGGGTTTCCCTCCTTTGATGACCCTTGCGGTTACAAAATGTTTCGCGGTAGAGAAGTAGGCAGCCGTCTAAAGCAAGTGCCAGCGTTAGGCGTGTATAAGATTACTGGTACTGCTGCCCCTTGCGATTGGCCCGCTATGTTTGATCATAATTTCAAGCCTCTAACTAGTAGGTTTTCGGACACATGGGTTAGCGGCTTTGAGCTAAACGAGTCCTTACGCACTGGCGAGGTTAGAGTAAGCAGCATTACTGGTTGTGTCTACGACAGTAAAAAAGATACTAGCTACTCACCATTTCGCGGTTACGTTGACGATTTCTATAAGCTTAAGGCCGACGCTAAAGACCCTGTTATGCGCTATATGTATAAGATTCTTTTAAATGCCTTAACAGGGAAATTCATTCAGACTAGCCCGGATTACACATTAGTAGATGGTAGGCTAGTTAAAATTAGACGCGCGGGCGGCTTGTATCATCCCTTTATTGCTAGCCTAATAACCGGCCATACGCGCGCATCTATTCATTCTTTGGAGCACAAATATAATGCAATTCACACTGCAACAGATGGAATCTTTGTGCCCGGAAATATCAGCGCAGATACAAAAAAGTCTCTTGGTGCTGTTGTCTGCGAAGGGCGCGGCGACCTCGCGTTATTTCGCAATAAGCTTTATATCTTCTACAGTGGAGTTAAGGGCGAGGGTGCGTATCCATCCAAAGTGTACCAAGGCAGGTACATTCTTAAGTGTGCGCGTCACGGCTTCCAAGGTGCCATAGTAGATTTAGAACGTATGGCCAGCGAGGGTACTAGAGTCTATAACACTAACAAGCCTATAAAACTGAAAACCGCCATTAAAAGGAATGACACTCCTAACAAGTTTGTTATTACTGAGCGGCAAGTTCATGGTATTGGCGAGCTTAAAGTAATTAATCATTAGGAGTAGTTAGCGTGCCTCTTAGCAAAGCTGATGAAAAACGAGGATTTAAGTTCATAGAGGCGCCGCCAGTGCGTTCTATGAAACGTAGAACACCAGAAAGCGCCCCTAGGCTATTTGAGTGGCTAACAGAAAATGGCTATGTAGAGCCTATTAAAACTGTTGGCGCTGGTAGGCTAGGTGCAGGTAAAAAGAAGAAAAAGAAATCTCCATTTTAGTGCGCCACGCTAGCTAGGCGCTTTATATAGCTAGCACAAAGAAGGAATGCAATCATGGCTAAGTCAAAAGCAAAGCAATCAGTCCGTAAAGTCAAGGCAAAAGCTCCCTCCGGCTATACCGTTCTAGATCGCGCAGCTAATTGGGATCACGACAATCATCCAGTAATTGAGGGTGTACGTAGTGAAACTGAAGAAGGTACAGTAGATAGAGGCCGTCCAACTGAACGCTTACAGCGTAGTATGACTGTGCAAGACAAAACAATCGGCGCTGTTACTGTTTGGGAATCTGGAATGCTGCGAAACCTTTTCGATCGCACAAAAGAGGGTGACGTAGTTAGAGTGGAATTTTTGGGCTATGGAGAGCCACGTAGTAAAGATGAATCAGCACCAAAGAAGTTTACTTGTGCTGTAATGGATAAGAGCGTAGCCAAGAAAGACCGGGCGCCGTTCTAACTAATAGGCGCGGTAGAGCAATCTACCGCGCCTTCTCTTTTGGAGAATTTTATGGAATTTTTTAAGGGTTGTTTAGTGTGCATGCTTATGATGCTGATTGCAGGAATGCTTTTATTTATAGATCCATCTTGGCCGTTAGCTGCAATAGTAGTAGCTCTGCTACTTTGTATATTGCGCCTAACTAGGTGAGTACATGCGCACTACTATCTGCGGTTATTGCGATAAGCACCCTATCGGGCATCATCACGACTATCCAGACATGTGCGATTTTTGTAGGGACGAATTTTTAAAATTTAAAACGCGCATTGCTGCTAACTGCGATACTTGCAAAACTCCTTATTCGTGCCAGATTCACAAGCAATGCAACGCGCCTAAGCAAATGGAACTAATATGAACGAGCCACTAGACCTAAAATTTTCTTGGCCCTATCCCCGTGGAATAGAATACAAGCATGTATTTCAGGCCGCTGAATTTCAGTACAACATACCGTATGGCCTACTAGCTAGACAGGCTTGGCAAGAGTCACGGTTCAGAGAAGATATAATCACAGGTAAGAAAATGTCTGCTGCTAATGCGCAGGGTATTATGCAGATTGTTCCTAGATGGCATCCCGACGTAAACCCATTAGACCCCGTAGCTAGTATCATGTACGCAGCTAAGTATGATACTGAGCTATATAGAGCTTTTGGGACTTGGGAGCTTGCGCTAGCGGCCTACAATTGGGGGCCTAGCAATGTAGCCAATGCCAAACATAAGCGTAGTGTCTGGCCTATCGAGACGATAAAATATGCGTCAGAGATTCTCGCTGACGCATATGAGATATTGGCCTCGCTATCTACTTCTTTACCCGCCAGCACCGACTAACGCGCCGTCGAATGGCGATCCGCCCATAACAGACGCCTCTAACATCCCGTTATTGGCGTCTGCTTCTCTACCCGGCTCTACTGCTACAGGCTGTGTAGGCTCTGCAATCTTATTATTAACTGCATTGCCTATAACAGCAGGGTTTGGCACTTCCGGTGGCTCTATTAACTCTGCTGGCGCTGGCTTGCGACTAGCTAGACCTAATGGCCCTTGTTCCTCTAGCACATTAGATATCCTATTTATTACGCTAGCGGCAATGTGCATCTTTGGAAAAGGAATCATACTGGCGGGTCTCCATCAGTAGCCTTTGTCTTTGCTAGTTCAAAGCCATTCCAAATAGCTAGGAACATATCTGAGAATTCCTGCAAGGTGTAATGCTTGCGGGCTTCTTCTACAATGTCACTAACATTATCTAGCTTCTGTTGCTTAGTCATTTCAGTACCTTTCTCATTAGTAATCTTGGCTCTATTTCGTAGCCTTGCCTTTTCATTACTCGCGCCCATCCTGCATGCCCTACACTAACTATTAGATTAGCTCCTACCTCTTTAGCAGCAAGCTCTAAATATTTGATAGCCTCTTCACAGTGTTTAATATCCCCTTTGACAGTTAGAATATTCATTACTAACCCGTCTTCGTAATCCACAATTTGGGTTAGCGCAACACACTTGTTTTTGAAAATAATAATACGTAGGTCGTTCGCACCTAACTGCTTTGCGAACTGCTCCGGCCCTAGATAGCCGTATCCCTTTCGCAATATCTCTAGCGTTACATCCTGTTTGAATGCTAACGCCGCTGCTGTAGAGGCATCTATCCATAGCCACTCTTTATCCATTAGTTAGTCGGCCTTGAAGGTGGGCCCCATGATCCTGATGCACCGCGCCCGCCATATCGCTGATTTATTAGGCGTTGCGTAGCAATATTTGTAGCGTCCTCAATTTGTTTTTGCCTAGCTACTTCTTCTGCGGACGGCTTGTATCCGCCAGTAAATACAGGATTAGGAGTGGTGCGTAATTCCTTCTCGCCGCCACTAATATAATCTCCAAGCGAATAGTCTTGCGGTATAACACCTAACTTCTTGCCTAGAGTATCTAGTCCGCGCGCCTGATCACCTAACTGCCCTGTTTTGCGCTCTGCAAACATACGCGAATATTTCTGTGCATTGAGCGCTAGCCTGTTGTAATCCTCAGCGCTGACTTTGAAGTCCTGCGATTTAAAGGCTGTAGCTATGCCGCCTACAATACCGCCAGCAATTCCGTTAATAGAACTAACTCCCTGCGTTAGTCCGTCTAACATGTCTGGTGTATCTTTGAACATCAGTCCGCCCATCGATAGCAACTCTGCTAGATGAGCTTTATTAATAGGCTTGTTAGGGTCGAAATCCTTCTGTGCCACAAGGTCTAATATCTTAGTAGCTTGGTGGTCGATGCTGTTTACTGCATCTACAGTAGTTTGATACTCCTGTCGATAGCCTTTAGCAGCAGTAGTTATTAGGTCGCGTTGCGTTCTATTTTGGTCTGCTAACTCAGCCTTACGCGCATCCATATCCTTTCCAATAATCCCTTCTATCAAACCTTGCGCATGCTCAATAATTGCATAGCCGGATTTATCACCACCTGCGATACGTTCATAGCCATCAGCAATACGGCCCTTTGCATACTGTAGTAATCGTTTTTCATCAGGATCGGCTAACGCCTCCTCACTATCTATTGTCTGTTTGAGCTGGTCGCGCTCGCCTCTATCTCTAACTTGCCTTGCAGCTTCATCCTCTAAGTAACTCTTATTTCTAAAATGCTGTGCCAGCCCAAAACCAAGGCTAACAAATGGCCCGCCCGGTAATCCTAATAGCGCAGCTTTCCATGCAGAAGGCGGCTTTTTTATCTTACTACCCGGCTGTGCCGCACTAACTTCTACTTCTTGCATTTCCTCGTCGGCCATAACTAACCCCCTCCGCCGTATGAGAAGCTACTATCAAAGCTCCACGCTCTACCTTTAGATTTGGCGGTAGACTGTGACTGTGATTCTGATTCTGCCGTCTGCTCGCCGAATGATCTAGAGAAAGCATCTGCCGCTGATTGCGCCGTAGTACGCGAAAAGTCGTTAGCTGACGCACTAGTTAGAGTAGTTGGGCCACCTAGAATCGATGATAAACTACCATAGGGCGCTAACTCTGCGTTCTGCCCGCGCTCTACAAGGTCTAGCATTCCCGGCAATGCACCTAACCCTGTGTTGGCTGCTGCTATAGAGTTGCCTGCTACATTAGCGGCAATAGCATCTTTAGCCTGTACATCTGAGTAACGCAACGCTGCTGCATTCCGCGTGAAATCATCGGCCACTCTACCTTGCGCAATACCCTGCGCTACACCCTGCCTGCTACCACCTAGCGCACCACCAGCTACCGCTCTAGAAGTAATTGCAGGATTTAATTCATCCCTAAACAAATTTCCTGCGTCTGTTTTCATCGACGCAATAATATCTTCTACAGGCGATGGATTAGATAAGCGGTCTGCCATGTAGCTAGAACCTGCGTTGCCCCCTAGGCTCTGCAAGAATTGCGACCCGCCAGTAAACAACTGATTTGCAGCCTGCTGCAATTGCGGCGCTTGCATAGCAACGTTATTAGCTGCATTTGTAGCGCCACCATATAGCTGCTTATATAAATCCTCAAACGCAATAGACTGATTAGTATTGCTAGAGCCGCCGCTAACACCTTCGGATAAAGACCGCGACACATCACCAGACTCTGAACCTGAATATCCATAGCTATCACTAGTACTAGAACTAGTGCTTTGCGCTTTGGAATCTTGCTTATTCTGTGAGAGACCTAAACTACCGCTCATATATTTGCCTCTAGTTAGGAACGATTAGAGCACGAAAACCTGCGCCGCCTGAATTTGGCGCACCTACTTCTATTGGCTTGTCTCCAAGCGCTTCTAACAAATCGATAATCTTTGAATTTGCAGTCTCTACCCTTCGTAATTCAGCATACAGCCAAGTACGGTAGTTGCCGAATGGCGGAGGCTGTGCAGTGTATTTAGTAAGGGCCATTGTATTTCCAATCAAAGATAATACGGTTGATAGTCCACAAATCTGTGCCAGCAGTTCTAATCTCTATTGAAATATATCTACCATCAATTTCTGGAATAGTTAGTTGCCCATCGTTGCGGGCAGGCTGCCACGCTTGCCATGTAATAGAGTTGTTAGTATCACCGCGACTACCTAGCCTAAACTCTACATTTGAAAAACCTAGGCCTGTGCCTCTTATCCAGACACCTTTAATGAGTTTGCTTTGCGCGTCATCATCAAAATTCAAATCATACTTAGCAATAATAGCCGTGACTGCCACAGCATCTGCTGTGTCCTCTACATACAATGTACTGGGTTCTGATACAGTCACCTTAGTAATAGAGCCTGTACTACCCTCATTCCATGCTGACAAGTCTGCATCCCATACCTGCGAATCTGCATCCCACGTAGAATTAATTACTGTATCAGTAACAAAACCTACAACCGCATGCCTGACATTGTTGAGCGCTCTAACTACCCATGTATCGCGTCGCTCATCCCATATATGCGCAATAGTTGCATATCTACTGCCAGCTTCTGGCACACAGACCCATGTCTCCCGTTTGTTTAAGTCTCTAACTACGAAACTATTTTGTGCATATGTTTCGTCAATAGAATTTGCTAGAAATGTCTTTACCCTATTTTCAGCAATGCTCTTGACATTGACACCATCAAATAAACAAACATCATCATTACCTACTACTAAATGTTTATCACCTAGGTCTACTACTGTATGTGGTCCTAACGTGCCTAATGATCTATTGGCTGGCCTAACAGTAAAAATATTATCAGGCTGCTGGCCTGCGTATTCCACTGGATAGACAGCCTCATTTTTATAAATCATTAACTGCGAATTTAAAGGCACTCCGCAAATGCAGCGCCCTTTAGTGTCCGCAAGAAATGCAGACCCTGCCTCATTGCCTGCACCCGGTGCCCATATAGTAGGTAGTGCGCCGGGGTCTGTTGCGTCACTCCACATGATTGCATTGTCATATACACCGGGAGTAGCGCCGGGTAATGCGCCATCAATATTCAACGCGAATAGGTGGAACCTAAAAGCCACAACAAACTTAGCGCTAGTAGCAGCAGGGAAGCCGGGTATAGCCAGAGCGTCATTTCCGCCATTTCCATCCCAATAGAGCAGCACATCCTTACTATTACTAAAAACAGGAATGCCATTAAGAAGCGTTGCAGACCATTGATAAGGGTCAGTAACGGTTTGCATACCAGCGAACGTAATATCATAGAAATTAGTTCCCTCAACAGCCTTAATATTATTTCCACCAAACAGCATCCACCAATTGAATGTATTTAGTTCTAAATTCAATAGATGTAACGGGTCGTTAGGTACACCGGGATAGGCAATGCGTCTACCACCTATACGCGACGGAAACCCCTTGCGGGTATGCACGTTTCTAGCCTGTGATAAGAATTGCTCTGCAATCTCTGACGGGTCTATATCTAGTATATGCCCGCCAGATGGCCTAATGGTTTTTAGTTGCTTCACTCTGGCTTGTCCATATATTTCTGCAAGGCTTTTTCTATACGCGCTAAACGCTCTGTAGCCTTATAGATAAAATAGGTAGATAGAACTAGCGCAAGATTTCCACCACCATTAAGAATCTGAACGATATCTTTTAGTTCCATTTCTATCTCAAGGATGTGTATTTAAAACTAATGGCAGTGCATTCGCTTTCACATTTCCACTTAAGCGATCTCTGATAGATACATTTACTTGCGCACTACTACTACTAACACCACCCGGCCATGCTAGGCTACACCCTCTAGAAGCGCTTAATGCTAGCCATGTGTCTAGAGCAATGCCTGTAACTGCTGTGCCTGATACTTGATGTATAAATATTTCAGCGTCAGCGACAAAGCCACTTACTAACCAGTTGTAAGGCGTAGTAGCACTGCCTGAAACCTTACTACCTGTAAATACACCAGTGTTTGCAAACTGTATTGAGCATGGCCCTGCACCAGAATCATAAGCGCCTTCGCCACCACCCTCTGTGACATTGTGTACTAGTACAGATATATCCCCTCGGCCTGCTAACAACATTTGCTGTGCAGCGCCCATTAGCTAACACCCGGTCCTGATATCACCCATGTAGTGGCAGCTACTTTAATTGCTGTTGCTATTCCGTTTTGCGCTAACGTTCGCGTGCCTGTTAAAACAGAATTAGCGAGAATCAAAGTATCAGTAGTTATAGCAATAGAAACTACGTTAGCATCTCTATTGATAAATGTAATTGTAGTTCCGATGTCATAAGGCACTGCTGCGTTAGCTGGAATTGTATGCGTATGTCCTGCACCTGCGCCGTTGCCATGCAGAACATGTTTAGCAGAATCGGCTAAAACAGCAGTGTAGTTAGCATTCTGGATATTCTGCGGAATATTTCTAAAGCCTACCGTTTGCAGACTATTTCCATAGTCCATTATCTTTAAGGCTCCAGTAACACCACTAACAACTTGCGCGACCAAAACGCCACTTACTGACGCTCGCATATCGGCCGCTGCATTCATCCACCAGCCGGTATTATTATCAGCAAGAAATGACATTCCCGGATTAGTTACGGACCCGTTAGGAGCTTGAAAAGCGCCACCTACACCCACACTCCATTGCCCAACTTGCGCGCCATTTACAGCTATAGATATAACGTTTGCGCCCGTTCGATAAAATCCGCAATCTGTATCATTCTCAAATGTTAATGCTGGTGCTCCTACAGTTCCGTCATTAATACGAGATTGCCCTAAACGCCAAGACATTACAGCGTTGCCACCCGATGTAGCTGCAAAGGCATCTGCGCCCCATCTATAAAATCCCGTATCAGGATCATTTGAAAACCCTAGAGAGGGAGCACCTGCTCCCCCATCAGGAACGTTAAAAACACCTGCATTTAAATATGTTTGCGTAGCAGTTGAAACAAGCGTTTGTGTTCCACCTGCCGAAAATCCTATAGTGTTAACGCCCCCACGATAGATTCCAGTGTCAGGGTCATTAAAAAATGACCACATTGGGTTAGCTAGTGTGCCATCATCGCCTAGCGCATGCCCGGGATTGAACCTAACAGTTAGACTCCCACCTACCGCCAAGTCCATTACATTAGCAGACTGTGAATAAAATCCGGTGTCCCTATCGCCATCAAATGACAAGCTAGGTGTCGCTGTTGCGCCTGCTGCTGCTCTTATTTGTTGAGTCCAAGACTGTTGACCAGTCCAAGCGTAAGCGCCTCCCAATCCTGCCCATAGATTCAAATTAGCAAGAGTTACGGTTACAGGACCGTTAATAGTTGGAAAGGTGGCTTGCAGAGTGCTCTTGATCATTCGTAAATGATCATCACCCTGCGCTTTAGGATCAACCGCACCTACTGGATTAGAAGGATTTAGCTGATGAATATATGTAGCGGCTTCAAGACCCATTAGTAGCTGCTCCGAAATTGAGTGTTATAAACCGGCGCGGCCTGCGCACCACCTAACAACTTTTTCGATTTTCTATTCAACTGCGCACATGTAGATTTCATCTTTGCCATAGACAAATCTGCGCTATCGTAGTCCTCCGCGCGAGTAAATACGAAAACCGATGCAGCATCTATATAAAGCTGCTGGCATTCGTCTAACAAAGTATTAGTAGCTATAGCAGCCAGAGGGTCCGGCATTCCCATATAGTCAATATCAATTACAACGCCTACACCGGGATTGCCTGCAATCATTATCTGCTTAGAACGCTGCGCATATTGCAAAGGCGACGCATCTTTATATAAATAGGCGCTGGTCTCATCTACCTTATCTAACGGCCTGCCGTCTATCTTCACGTATCGTAAATGTGTAAGACGCGCCGGTAAATTATAGGTAGGTGAGCCAGCAGAAACTCTATTAGCATCTAACAACTGAGCTTGAAAATTGTAGCTCTCTAGATACTGCGCTATTAACTGCTCACCTTGAACAATGAAACGCTGTACAGGCGCCCCAACATACTGCGACTTGTGCGTATCATCTAAAATTGCTTGCTGTAACTCTGCGTAATTCATTTAATAATTGTCCCGTTGTGTAGATAGCCACGCGAAAGCTTATTTATTCTGTAACGTTCTGCAAAGGGAGAATTATGAAATGCCTCCCATGCGGCGGATTTTTCAGCAGGGTCACGCGCTATTAAACCGGGGTAAAGTCTATATAGCGCTGTAAAATGATCCATTGGAATTCTCAAGGTGTGCTGCGCAAATTCCGGGTTTCTATGGGGGATAGTCCCGTCACGCGCACCCCTATTAATATCCAATAGACTTCTATGATCCTGATTTACAATCAACCGCATGGGAGTCATATAGCTAGGCCGTTACTGCGCTAGTTGGGTTGAGATCAGCAATAATGAAATTGCCGCGCTCTAGCGATGCCTGCAACATCCAATCTACAGCAAGCATTTTGCGCAAACTAAGACCCAACTTTGCAAGCGGGTCTACTCGCCATCCGTAGAGAGTGCGCAATTTCCAATAACGCGCATCAAAGCCAAACAAGTTTGCTACAGTCTGTGCAGCACCACCAGCAGCGTCCGCATAAGTAGCCTGCAAGCGATTAGGAACAATCTGCATATAAAACCCGAAATCAGTTTTAAACGCATCTACAAACTGCTGACTAACCTGCGCCACGCCTTTTCCGGTGCCTTCAACATTCTGTGTAGGTTTTGCAGAATTTGGGGTAGTTAACAGGAACTGTCCTAGCCGCTTTGTCTGCCCCGGAACACCCATCAACACATTAGTAATACCGCCTAACTTATAAACGTTTTCAATTTGCGTTGAAATCATTGCAAATGAGAGCGCCCTACCTTCTCCGGGCACCTGCGCACTAACAAGTTTTGTACCAGTCTGAAAACCAGCAATAGCGCCACCTGCGCCCAAATCTTTGTTAGTGGTAATAAACGCCGCTGCGCCTGCACTCTGTCCGGCAGTGGCGTTATTATCATCCTGCACACTCGCCTGCCCTGACAACGCAATAGCCTCAATGTCATACCGGCATTCAATAGTGCGCCGTGCAGTCTGGTAGCCCATTTCATCGGCGCGCCCAACTGCTGAAATTGCGCCCTGCCTGTCAGTAATCATAATTTCCTTAGTGGAAATCTGCGCATGATTACCGACACGTTTAGCATTAGTTACGTTTGCGTCATTGTCAGTGCTAGCAATATCCTTACCTGAAACATTCTTGTTATTCAAGTTAGGCGCTGCAAGCTTATCCTCTGTCCACTCTACATATGGGTTGTTATATGAGCCGCCGTCGCCAATCATGTCTAAAAATGGCGTAGCAATCTCGCTATTATCAAAAATTTCATTTAGAACATCTTCACGAATGAGACCACCAGAGAGAACCGCCTTTAGGTCCGATACATCTAGATAGTCCGCCGGTGCTGCCATAAAGCACACATTGCGACGAATTGGCTCGAATTCTGCTACCAGCAATGCAACCGAAAGAAACTTAAGCTTATTAGGCTTGTTCACAAAAACTACTCCTTAGATTGAAACCAGTCACGTATTCTATCACTCTGCGTATTGGCTACAGTTCTACGAGCCGGTTTATCAGAAGGTTTGTTAGCTGCTTTGTTAGATTTGCCTGATGGCTGCTTGCCTAACTTCTTAGGATCACGCACTTCTTCTAATGACCTTCTAATCCGTGTACGGATTAGATAATTGTCACGAATAAATTTCATAGCCCGATGATCTACAACAGACTGTAGAAAACTTTCATCGAAACCATAATCAGACAACATCTCTACAATGCCTTCAATCTCAGCAGTGCGTTTCTTCTCGTCGCGCCACTCTGGAATGTGCTCAAGCGTTAACTGCCGCTGCTGTCTAGTTGTTTCTGCCTGCCGCTCTCGCAGCTTCTGCAAAACTTCTGGCTTGATAGCGTCTTTTGGCAAGACTTCTAGCAATCCTCGCAACTCAGTCTGCGCCTTGATCAATTCACCTTCTTGCTTAATCCTTCGCTCATCAAACTGCACTGTACGCAATTCTAAATCAGTCAAGTCCGAAATCTTATCCTTAAGCTCACCAATAGTTAGGGCTTCCGCACCATTGGGCATAGGGACTTTGATTGCATAGGCTTGTTCTGGCGTCAACTTATGACGCTTAATTAGCCGCTCGATGCTATCTAGCGGCGCTTCTGGATCATCGGGAGTATCGTCATCTAACGCAATCTCTGTGCTAGATTCATCCGACCTATTACCAAAAAGTTCAGCAAGCGAGCGCGGCTTCTTTTCCGGCTCGTCCTGCTTATTAGGCGCTGCACCATTACCTTTGTTAGTGCTGACACCCTTGTTATCAGGCTGACTATTCGCCTGATTGTTTTGCTTGCTTGTCTCCAAGCTCGCGTTTAATTCCGTCATTTATGCGATTCCTCAATAGGTTTATAGATTTGTCTTGCGCTGCGCATTGCTCTCTTAAATCTACTGTATTAGCACTGCGCCACGCGCTAATAATTTCACCTTGAAATTTAGTCAGAATCTCCGCTAGCAACTGATTTTCTTGTAGCGCTAGCGCTGCCATTCGCCTTTGGTCCGGTGTCATCATGTTTATCTACTTCTTTGTTAGCTACTTGAGTTGCTTTCAGCGCATCAACAACGCCTTGCACTGCAAGCTTTGCCTCTTCAATCTGCGCATTGATAGCTGCGTTCCAATACTTAAATTGCAACTCTGCATCAGTTTGATACTTAGTAATAGCTGTGCGTACTTGTTCCAAGCCGACAGCCTGTTGTAACAGCGCGTCCTGTTTTTGCTGTTGCTGCGCACGTTGAATGCCTTTAGTTTTCAGCGCTTCAATTGATCTTGGCGAACGTGGATCAATACAATATTGCTCAGGATTTGGAATATCGTTAATGCGTAACCAAGCTAACAAAGCTTTTGAATAGCTAGTCACATCTACTAATATATCTTCCATACCAGCAGCGGCTAATGATTCTTGCTTCGCCATTAAACGTTCATATACAGAACTTTGCCGCGCTCTCTCGCCTAGTGATGCACCTAAGTTTACCTTTATAGACTGCCGCGCCTGCCATTTTGAAGGTTCCTGTACAATCCACTCATTGCCACGCTTGAAACAGATAGGTCCATCCCACTGCGTTCTAAGTGTTTCATGTGCGATTAGGTAGATAGACCTAATGAGCGTATTAGCTATAGTCTTAGTCATAAAGGCAGCTAACTGCTCCATAACTGAATAGGCCCTATCTAATCCCTGCGAGCCTACCCTATCGCTAAGTTGCATTTGCCCTGTAGCCATGTCCAATGTAGCGCCGCCCATTTCTGACCTAACACGTCTGTTGTGCTCTAGGTTTTGAAGAATATTAGCCGACGTATCCGCTACACCAAATGCAGTAATAGCCTGCCTAACATCCATGATACCTAATGATGGATTGACCCTAATAGAGCCGTTGATACGCCCATCAGTTAGATCCGTTTCCTCTACAATTCCATCTAGATGCGCCGTGCGATTCTTGTTATTCGCGTTCAAGTTATCATGTAGCGCTCTAGTTAGAGCAGTGCCGGAGTCCTGCGTGCTCTTTAATTTGTCATACAAGCTAATAGCTACAAAGGAATGCGGATTAATAATAATTGCACCTGCTGCATATTGAATAAAATCAGCAGGACTATCATCTAACACATACTCGCCGCTAGTGCAGATGCACTTAAGTTCTGACGCGCCATCACCATCGTCTAACAAGCAATAAGATTCATACCACTCTATATCGTCTTGACTGTTGTCAATCGGATTAGCGTTCTGCGATAGACCCGTAGGCAAACGAGAAATCTGCGTCTGCTGATTTGTGTTGCGGTTAAAACGAGCAAGGCTAGCAACAATAGCTTTATCAAATCCGCGCTCCACGAGCGCAGACCGCGGCTCGACATGACGCTCCGACACAAAAGGTATGCCTTCCAAATCATGTCTATTCCATGTTTTTAAGACTAACAAGTTTTCTGGTGCTAAAGACTCTACCCTAAACTCCTTTGTTTTCTTGGTAACAGTTGCACTAAACTTCTTGTTAGTTTCGTCATATGTATGCACATCAACAGTTACTTCCGTGCCTTTTGCGCTCTGTTGCTGCCTAATCTTCTCTAGCAACTCGTTGACAATCATCGGATCAACGTTTTCTTTGCGCACAGTCTTTTTGAATGTACGCCTATCTATATACACTTTAACAACTGAATTTCTCAGTAACATTGCGTCTTTAATAGATGAGGTAATCTCAATAAATCCATTCTGCCTGTTAAAGACCAACTCATTGACGCAATCTGACTCTATTTGCGCTTGTTCCTCATCATTACCATCATAAGCACAATACTCTGCAATCCGTTTTTCTGATAACGGCGCTGTCATCTGCGCTAAGTTGCCTTCTACCATACTAGATAGATCGCCAGTAACAACAGTAGAGCGCCCTGCTACCTCATCGCCGCGCGGTCTCTGAAAATAATACTTATAGGCGTCATCGCGCGCCTTCTGCAATTCATCGCCATCAAAACCAATACAGTTAAGCAATTGCCTCTTAATCTTCTGCGCTAAATCTTTCTTCTCTGTAGATTGCTCTACACTATCTAGATTACGCCACACTTAGATAACTCCTCTGTCTGAAGCATACTGTAGCGGCTTTGCTTGTGTACGCGCATTAAATATAGGCTGCGTCATTCTCATAACGGCCAGTGACTTCGCAATTGCAGGAAAGCTAGTCGCTTCATCATCATTAGTCTGCCGATAAGGCGCAAACGTCATACTAAAATCGCCCAAACGCTCTTTAGCTACTGAGGTGTAGCTAGCAGAATTTAAAGTATAAGCAGCTAAGGCATACTGCACAGCTTCTTCTTTGCTCAATTGCACACTATGAAAACCAAACCCATCACTATCTACAAACAACGACGGGTCAGGTATTTCAGAATAATGCACCAATGGACAATTAGGATGCCTTCTAACTACTGATTGGATAGCATCTACTAAATTCCACTCTAAGAAAGTGTGTACCGCAATTATATGCGTGCCTTGATAAACAACAGCCGAAATAGATTCGCTATGTATTCCCCACGCAACGCGCATAACTTTGCTGTTGGGAGAATAAGCGTTAACACTTTCTTGCAAAATTCTGTTGTATTGCTTATTGAATATTGCGCCGCTATTTGCTGCTGTCGGATCGCAATAAAACTCCTGCTGTACAAGCGCAGGACTCATACCATCACGTATCTCTCTATCTACATCAGCTTGCGAAACAATAGGCTCTCCATTTCTCTTATGCGTATCGCGAATAGTTTTGAGAGATACAAACCAGTTATCTGCATGCTTAATAGATTCAAACATACGGAAGGCATGGTTTCTACCTCTAAAAGTAGTTATAAACCCGGCCCATCCTTTATTTTCAACAATGATAGGTCTTATATAATCCCATGCCGCAGGATCGCACAGCGCCCACTCAGAAAATAAAACGCCACAAGGGTTACTACCTATCGCACGATCATAATTATCTGATCCTAACATCTGCCATAGGGAGCCTTTCCACCCTATAGTCATTTCTGTATTGTTTTCGCTTTCTCGCATTTCCGGCGGGAAAGCTCTATCTATAAATCTCATTCCGTCGCGCGCATCTATACCATTCCAAATAGCGCGTTTTGCTTGCACATGATACGGAAACAAATGCCAGTAAGTGCCCTTGCGTTCCTCCATTCTCTCGCGCGCAAACTCTAATCCAAATACGTCTTTGCCCGCTCGCCTGTGCCACGCTAGAAAGTAACGGTTATACAAACCAGTTAAGTACGCAGCTTTAACCTCTGCTTGATGCGTATACAGCGCTAATGGCTTAACGCTGGGAGCGGCAGCTTTTATACTTTGCTTGCGTGACACAGGACTTTCTCTAACTACCGAGCGCGGGTTGCGGTACACAATTAGTAACGGTTTTCAAATCCTCTGTGTGCGCGCCGCATCCGTTGTCCCCATTGGGATTGTTAATAGGCTTCTTGCATTTCTTGCACACTGGCGCGCGCACCTCATCATTCTCCGACTCATCCTCTTTACGCTTAACCATATAGATAGCTCCTAACTAGGCTTGTCTCGCCCTACGGGCGATTGTACTCCGTTCGGCTGCATCTATCGAATTATTGAATGCGATAGACCGCATCTATCTACCTCGCTTTCGATAATCGAGACTAGATAGTCCATTGAATATTCAATGCGATATCATCAGCGAATATATCGAATAGCCTGCGAGATTCGATACACCAAAAATGCCTATTTTTATAGGCTTTTACGCATCTAACTACCGCATTCGATACTGTCACGCACAATCTAACTACCTGCACTCGATATATTCGCATAGAATATTTCTCAAAAA